CTTTCCGTCCGCCGCACATTTTCTGCAATCGCTCGAAGAAAAAGCAAAGAAGGCGGTAGGTTATGCTCGGAGGCCGTAAGCCCACAAAGCCCAAGGCCAAAGCGGCCGCCCGCGGAGCCTCGAAACGGGACGCCGTGCGGGGTGCAATCGAGGCATCGGAGCCCGTTGCGGATATTGCGACTGGCCGTCCGCTGGTCGACATGCTGTGCGCCGACGATACCTTGTCGGCTTCGGCGGTTGCGCGCATTCGAGCGTTTGGCGAGCGCACGTTGTCGCCGTCCGATCTTGCGGGCCTGCTTGCTTTCCGCGTCGAGAAACTGCGGAGCCTTGTCGAGTCTGGCGACCTGACGGCCGAGCGCGAGCTGACGGGCTGGGACAAGCTTGGCGTGTTTGCAACCTCGGTTGTCCAGCTCCAAGCCGCGCAGGCCTCGGCAGGAGGCGCCCAGATTTCTATCACGTGGGGCGGTTTTGCACCGCCGCCACCGCCCGTCGGACGGGGCGCGCGCAAGACCGATGCCAAGATCGGCGACATCATCGACACCGAATAGAACCACGGGGTGGCCGTGCAAGTTGCGTTGGATCTGTCGCAGGCGTGGAAGCCGTACGACAAGCAGGCCGATTTCATCTTTGGCGACAGTCTGTTCCAGTTGTTTTTGGGCGGTGTCGGCTCGGGCAAGTCGCATGCGTTGACGTGCGCGGCAATCGTCCGAGCGTTGCGCAACCCGGGGTCGGTGGGTGCGCTGCTCGGCCGTACCGAGATCGACTTGCGCACCGTGCTTCTGCCGAACCTGTTTGACCGCCTGCAGGAAATGCAGGATCAATCCAAGGTAAACTGGATCAAGGACTACGACAAAGGCAACGCTTGCTTGCGGTTGCTGAACGACTCGGTGATTTGGTTTCGCCCGTACAACCGCATTTCCAAACTACGCGGACTGACGCTGACATGGGCGGCGGCCGATGAAGTGGAATGGAGCGAAGCAGACCCCGAGGAGATTTGGACTGTGATCACGGGACGTCTGCGCGGCCACGGTCCATGTCCTGGCTTCCTTGTTGCCACCTCGCCCAACGGCATGCGCGGCATCACCCGTAAGTTTGTCGAGGCCCAGCGCAGCTACCTTGAGGCCAAAGGCCGCGGCACGACCACCGCACCGTGGGACGCGTATCGCATTACGTCGGCCACGTCGTTCGACAACCCGTACCTGCCGCAGCATTTCTTTGACTCGCTGTCGGCAATGTCGCGCCGACGGTACCAACAGGAAGTGGAAGGCAAGGTGCTGCGGCCGCTGCATACAGTGCTATCGCTTGAGTCGCGGCACCTTGTGGAGTGGAGCTGGCGGGAGCATATGACGTTGCCGCGCGTGTACGGCGTAGACTGGGGCGGGCAGGACCACCACGTCGCAGTGATGGCGCAAGTGCGACCCGACGGGCAATGGGTTGTCGCCGACGAGCTCGTTTGCGACGGCATGCCCCGCGGCCATTTCCAAGACCGCCTGCAAAAGTGGATGCTGTCGCACGGCGGTTCGCCGCCGCGGTGTATCGGCGCCGACCGTGCGGCCCCTGTGGAAAATCAAGACCTACAAGCGCGGTGGCGGTCAACGCAAGTGCGGTGGATGGAGTCGCGCGAGGAGCAGCAGGTGACGCGCGGTCTCGAGTGCATGCGGGATATGATGGATCCGTTGGACGGCGAGCCCGCGCTTGTGTTTTCGCACTCGCTGTCGCAGACGGTGCAGGGGCCGACAGCAGGGATCGTGCCTGCGCTGCGCGGGTACACGTACTACCTGGACAACGACGGCCAGCCGACAAACAGGCCGCGCAAAGACAACATCCACGACCACGCGGTCGACGCATTGCGTTACGCGGTTATGGCATCGGCAGACTTCACCGATCTGCATGGCGGCAAGCGGTTGCAGCAGCGGCAGACGGCCGACCGTCCTCCCGAAGCATCGCGTCCGGGGTGGTCATCGCGGTCGGTGCATTGACGTTGCAGGCGCAGGGGTTGCGCGGTATGCTGTAGCGCGGAGGTCCACCGATGCCCGTGCAGTTGCAGCCGCTGTCGCTCTACAATGTGTCCGAGGCACAGCAGCAGGGGCAGGAGCTTGACCAGCTCCTGCGGCTCGACTTTTCCTCGATACCGGCCTACCTGCGGCAACACCTGCCGAACACCGACGCGCCGATCCGCAAGATCCCGTTTGTTCGGCGGTACGTCGAAGAGCTCGGCGGGCTGTACCAACGGCCGGTCGTTCGGCGGTTTCTTTCGCCCGCAGATCCGCAGGCGTTGCCGCAGGCTGCTTGGCGCAAGATGGTGACGGTGTACGACGAGGCCCGCGCAGATGCAGCGATGTCGGTGGTTGAGTCGGGCCTGTGGGTTCACCAGACCATGGCGGCGATGGTGCTGCCCGACGGCGCCGGCATTTCTATCTTGCCCGTGTCGCCGTGGCAGATGGAACCCAAGATTGTCGACACGCTGCGACCGTGGGACGTTGCGGGCTGGGAGTCGGTCAAAATCACCGTCCCCGATACCATAGACGCGGACACGGGCGTTATCACGTGGGGCACGATTGAGTTGACCCGCACCGAGGCTTGGCGCTACGTGCGCGGCAGCAAGATCGGCATCTACGCACCTAACGGCTCGCATCCCTTCGGCAAGGTTCCGTTGGTGTTGGGCCACCGCGTCGCTCCCGAGTTGGGGCGGTGGTGCGCGCCGCTCAACGAGCCTGTCCACAACCTGCAGATTGCGTTGTGCTTGCTCGAGTCGGAAACCGAGCTCGTGATCCGTCACAGTGCTTGGCCGCAAAAGGTGCTGGAAAACGCAACGATCGCTCAGATGACCGAGCAGATCCAAGTTGGTCCCGACAAGGTTGTTGCGTTGTTGCGCTCGGGCGACCCGACCGCGCCTGGTCCTGCGCTGCGTGTAGTGCAGGGGCAATTGCCTGTAACTGAGCTCACGACGTGGATTGAAGGGCGGATCAAGCTTTACTGTGCCATGCTCGGCATCGACCCGTCGGCGTTCCTGCGCGTCAACACGGCGGTCACGGTGTCGGCCCGTCTGTTCGCGCACGCCACCCGCGCCGAAATGCGCGACCGCATCCGGCCTGTGCTGGAACGGTTCGAGCGCGAGCTCGCGAAGTTGTCCGCGCAGGTGTTGAACCTGACGGGCATCGTCGCTTTGCCCGTCGATACCCTGACGGTTGACCTGCGGTGGCAGGACACGGTCACGACCATCGACCCCGTCGCGGATACCACGGCGCTTGCAGCTGCGATCAAGCTCGGCCTGCGCTCGGTGGTCGAAGAAGTCGCCCAGCGTGACGGCTTGTCGCTTGCAGCCGCTCGGGTGAAGGTCGACGCAAACCTGCAAGAGGCGCGCGAGCTCGGTTTCCTGCCGCTCGATCCGCAACCTGGGCAAGAGGTGTCGGTCGACGTGCAAACGGGCGCCGAAACCGTGCGGGAGATCGTGTGATCTCGGTCCAGCTCTCGCGGTCTGCGTTCCTAGACGGGGGCGTTGTCCGGCCGTTGGTGGTCAACGCAATCGAGGCCGCGACGGTGATGGCGCGGGCATTGCGCGAACAGGCGTTCGGCGACAATCGGCGCATTGCTTTTTCGACGGCTTCGCGCAAGTTTTTGGGCGACGAATACATGCAGGCTTTGGGGCCGAAGTTCGACAACCGGCAGGGATGGAAACAGGCCAAGCGCATCGTGGCCGTGTTGCCCGAAGGCGGTTGGATTTGGTCCAGCTCGGACAGGTGGCACAAGGTTGCGCGAAAGGACGACGCCTCGTTCAACCGCACGGGCGGGATGTGGCGCGGGCTGAAGGTTCGCAACTACGGGCCGAACGCGGCAATTATCGAGTTTGCGGGATCGTCCATCGGGCAAGAGACAAAATACAGCAGGAGCACAACAAAGGGTGCAGACGGCCGCAAGCGTTTCGTGATCAAAGCCAAGAAGGTGCCAAACCGGTTGAAGGCATACTCGGTATTTTCATCAAAAGACATCAACCTGCTCGAGCCAAACGCACGGCTGCAGGCAGAGTTTGCGGACGGTGTGCATGATGCCGTGTTGTCGTGGCTGTCGAAAGCAACAGGCGCAGATCCCGGCACCTTGCGCGCAGTCTCAAAAACGGGTAGAGAGTTCGCGGCGGCGCTGTCGCCGCAGTAGGTAGGACATGTCCGAAAACGCACCACCCATCGGGGTCGCGACCGCGACGGCACCGGCGGTAGACACCACGGCGCCCGCTGTTCCGCAGGCTGCGGAACAACCGAACCAACCCAAGTCCGTACTCGCTCCCGCCGTCGCCAAGCCTGCGGCACCCGAGCCGCCCGCATACAAGCAGCGGTTGCAGGCGCTGCAAACGCAGCTTAAAGAGCTCTCGGCGATGAAGGCCGAGCAGGCAAAGGCGTCCGAAGAGTCGCGGCGGTCGGCGATGTCCGAGCGCGAGAAGCTCGAAGAGGACCGCAAGGCGCTGCAGGCCGAGCGCGATGCGTTGCGGCAGACGCGGCGCAAAGACGCGATGTCCAAGCTCGGCATCCTCGAGAAAGCCGCGGCGCTTGCTCCTGACGTCGATCCCGCCGACCCGACGGGCGCCGCCGCGCTGGAAGCGTGGGCCAAGGACAACCCCGAGTTTGTGCGCCGCGCAGATGCGCAGTCGACACCGTACGACGTGCCGCAGGGTTCGCGGCTTGCACGTATTCTCACAGGCGCCGAGAAGTCGCCGCTGATTTCGCGCGATGGACTGCGCAAGCTGTTGGGGGGTTGAGATGGCCACGCGTAACGCTCGGCAGCCTGTGCCGTCGATGGACGAGTCGTTTGACACCTCGATTGTGTTGCCCGATCCGTCCTCCTTCAAGGCTGTCGACATTGATCGGCCGATGACCCACCCTGGCCGCGTGCAGGGTCTGGACTACACCAAGTGGGCGGTGGCAATTGTCGACCTCAACTCCAAGCCAGACCGCATTGAAGCCGAACGCCGGCGCATCGCAGGCAAAGGCTACCAACTCCTCGGCGGCCGTCCCGTCGTCGAGGGCTGGGCGTCGGCTGAGGTGTGGGTCATCCCGCGCGAAATCCACGAACAACGGCTGGCGGCGCGGCAACGGATGATGATTGACGGCATCGCGACGGGTCGTTACACTGAGAGCGTTATGCCGCGCGAGGTTATCAACCGCGGTCGCGGCTAGGACACGGAGCCTGTTCCGCCCGGCGAGGTAGGGCTTTGCGCGGCAACTTTACGCCGCAAGAGGTTCTACTATGGCCAGCTCGCAGAATGCCAACCGCATCCTCCAGACCTCGTTCGCTCAGGGTCTCACCAACACGGCACCGCTCGTCCAGCGCGCGGGCCGCATCATCTCGACGGGCGGCGCTCGCACGGTCGACATCGGCGGCGGCGCTTTCGGCGCCATCGGCGCGACCTTGACGAACACCGCGACGACCCAGGCGCTTAGCGACTGGTTTACCTTCACCGCCAGCCACACGGTTACCAAGAAGGTCGTGAAGCACGTTGCTCCCGTGCACACCGTCAACGGTGACTATGGGTTTGAGCAGCTCGGCGCCCAGCTTGCGCAGTCGGCAATCAAAACGTTCGACAAGCTGTTCTTCGACGGCCTCGAGGGTTTGTTTTCCGCCAATCACCCGCGCCAAGGTGTCGGCGACGGTCTGGTTGGCGCGGGCAAGAAGTATCTAGACACGGGCCTGCTGCTTGCGGGCGGCGCGACTCAGGACAACCTGATTGCTTCGGCGCTCGACGAGTCGTCGCTGAACGCCGCGATCAAGCTCATGCTGCAGTACCGCAGCGACCGCGGCATCCCGCTGCACCTCGGCAGCAACGGCGGTTTGGTGCTGGTGGTTTCGCCCGCCAACGCCAAGATCGCGCACGAGCTGGTCGTTTCGCAGCTCAGCGGTCAGGATATGGCCAGCAACTTCGTCAAGGGCATCGTGTCCGACATCGTCGTGTGGCCGTTCTCGACCGACGACCGCGATTGGTTCCTGATCGACCTGGCCAACGCCCCGGTCGGCATGGCGCTCGGCAGCGACCCGACGGCGCGCATCGCCCTGTCGGTGGACGGCCTGTTCTACGAGGCCGT